AAAAAGGATGTTGCTGGTTGGCGGACCATATGGCATAGATCTTGCTGCTGTCCAAAGGATTACACATAGCACAGCTAAAATTGCAAAGATTAGACAGCTTGATGTCAGCACTGACCAAACGATCATTGCCATAGTCTTGCTTGCGATTGAAATATATCTGCATCCAGCCCAGGTCTTGTCGATCAGGTCCGACTATGGTATTGTTTATAATATGTCTAAGGCTTCTGAGTCCGTGCCGTTCTTTTTTCCAGCAACGTTCACATTCTGACACACGATTGCCCTGGGTTAACTGCTGCCTTAGATATTTGACATAGCCTGAATTCAGATAGTCTTCCACTGAATCCGTGGTAAAGTCATAGGCATATTTGCCCTCATATTTGGTTTTCTCCAGCACGATCTGACAACAAGGTTTGTATCTGCCGTCGTTGTCATTGCGTAGTGCGAACCACGGTGCTGAACAAAAGGTATCTTTGTTGATATCCATATGTTATTTTATGTCAGGAGAACCGCTATAGCGGTTCTATTCATTTCGCTGTCGCTCATGAATATTTTATTTTACGAGTGAAGCGAGTATTCAGTATCATCCAGATATTTCGGTCACACTTGACCCAGAATCGGGCCAAGAAAAACTGCGGCATCATCCGAGTACAACAGTCACACAGCGTTAAAACTATGACTGACTATAATTGTTTATAATCAATCGCGTAGGCGGTTGTCCGGTACCTACTCGTTCCGTCTTATCACAACGGCAACATCTAAACTGTACGCTATCACAGCAAAGATGTCTGGGGTTTCTCCCCCCTCCTTTTGCCTTGAAATTCTTTTCCAACAACCAAACGTCAGGTCTTAGAGACGTTGTCATCCTTGCGGGTAGTGGTTGAGTGCTCGCTGGCTCGACGAGGCTTCCATCCCTGTGAATCAAGTTCCAGGTCTAGGGCACCCGATTTTGGCCGGTGCTAGCCGTTTGAGCCTAGTTTGCCTTTGATGTGTGAGCCATGTACCCGAACCTGTATGTGACCATTGTAGTATTCGTCTGATTCAAGTACCCTGCGAGCGAATTGTTCTCGAGCCTCAATATAACTACATTCTGCTTTGCTTCTACAATAATAAAGTATTTCGCGGGTGAAATTTTCTGGGCCTAGTTGTTCGACATCACGACTGAGTTCCGGGCTGGATCCATAGTAGGTCTGCCAATCTGATTCTATCTTGCCGCGTATTTTCTTGCGTTTCTTCTTGCCGTTTTTGAGCTTGACTGTTTTATAAGTTGTCTTGGAAAATTTACTAAGTTTTTTGCCAATGTATCGCCGTCCGGTCAAGTTGTTTGTGATCAAATACACAAAACCGGAGTATTCTTCGGGTATTTCTGTGATTTCTTTTGATTCGTAAAGCCATGACATTGATTGTTAGTTATGATAATCCTGTGTGTTGAGATATATTTTCCTCGAGGTCTGACTGTAATCGCAGGCAATCCAGGATCTTTTCTGCCATCTCTTTGCGTATCTGCGTACTGTCCTGTACCATTTTTTTCACGGGTTCGGATTGGTGCCACAGCCGAGCCAGACAAGTAAACACAGGCTGCTTCAATCGTATCGTCCATGTGCCATTTTCGGCCATGGTGAGATTGTTAGATTGATCCATGATCTGACCATATTTTTCCAGCTGCTGCTTTTTGTAGGCAGTGAGATTCATGACATAGCTGCCGATTCCTCGATAAATCAGTCCCGTTGACACAAGGTCAACATTGTTGACAACGATAGAGATGATTTCAATCTCTTGGTTCTCGATGATCCGTCCTTGGTCATCAATCACAGTGCCGTCGTCTGGTTTGTCAATAAGAGAAATACGCAAGACGAAATCGTCATCTATGTCCAGTTGTTTGCTGATCGTGGTATCGTCCACTGCTAGATCTCTATAGATCACAGCATGATTGACTGAGATTTCCACTAGAGGCCAAACAGACCGTGCTGATTTGGCCCGAAGGTGCACACGGAAATCAATCGTGCGGGAAGTCAGATACGACCACAGGTGGTCGGGCAGTTGGATCAATGAGTCGTTGTTCATAGTTTTTGATCTGTTCAAGTAGCATGGGCCAATAAAATTCTGAGCCTAGAGAAGATTGATTGCCCATGAGATCTAAAAGATTATGGGCCAACAACTTCCTCTGCATGCGTTCAAGAAAAGTGTTTTCAGGGTTGCTTTCGATGGTCCAAAATCCTCGGCTGAAAGGATCCAGCGTGATACCAAATTTTTCAGCCTGCTCATATAATGGTGTGCCGGGGTTGATAAACAGTGTGGGGTTGATGCTGACATTGGCTATGCCAGCTGCCAGATAACGATGGCATCGTAGGAGGAATTCCATGGTTTTGAAAAAGTCTTCCCGGGTTTCGTTGACATAGCCCAGCATGACCAACAAGGTACAGGTGATACGGTGACGTTCTAGCTGTTCGAGTTCGGCTTCGACATCTTGGATGGTTATCTGTTTATCCATGTGATCCAATACAGTGTTGCTGGCACTTTCTATACCAATCAATAGTGTGCTGGCTCCAGATTGTTTCATGAGTTCATAGGTACTTTTCTTGATCTGCGACTGCGGTCTGCAGATGTATTGACCAAACCAGATGATTTTTTCTTGATCAGGCAACCCGTTGTTGTACTGTGCCAATCTTGTGATCATCTCGAGAAAGTCTTTTTGACTGCCATTTACCAGGCTATCAGTGAATTCAAACTTCCTTACTCCATAGCGTTCTCTCAATGAGATCATCTCTTCGGCCACGGCCGCTCCCTGCCGACGGCTGAATCGGCCAAACTGTGAAGGTATGTTGCAGAAGGTGCAAGCTCTCACGCAGCCCTTGCTACTGGTTATGGTCATGAGAGGTTCGTTGTGCCAGAGATATTCTTTGAATTGGTAGTCGTCAAAATCAGATTTTGGTTCCATCACGGCTGTATTGCCACGATGTCGAGAAAAGATTTCGTCCAAGGCTGTGACCAGATCAGATTCTCCATTGACACCAAAAATCAATTTGTCTGCCAACCCGTGTCGGCTAATATACATGTGGAATTTGTTCATGAGATCGATTTTGGCGATGTTGTCAAAGTTTAACATGCTGTATTCTATGCCAGCATCCAGCCCCATGCCCCCCAGTATGATTTTAATTTCTGGAAATCGCTGCCTAACCATATTGCAAATCAGCACAGTGGCTCGGTGTTGGAAGTGCGAAAAAACACTTAGACCAAGACATCGAGGTTGGTAAGAATCTATCATGGTCGCACAGTCATTGATCCAGGCCTGTATCAAAGCATGGGATGAATCAAATTGTGTCATAGGTTCAAACAGACAGTTGATTTGAGAAAAACTAGAAAGATTTCGACCACACTGATTGATATAGAGATCCAGTGCCAAGTCTCGCGTGGCTGCTGTATACCCTGCTTGCTGCACACAACCTTTAAGCAAGGCCGGTGCTGCAGGTGCTCGTTGCAATACACCTGCTGGAAGACCGCAGATTAATATATCTATGGATTGATCAGTGGTACCTGGCATGCTTGGCACTAAGAACCTCCCGATCATTCATGCTCTTTGTAATCAAAGTTTACCCAGGTTACAATTTCTTCAATGCAGGTATTGCCCTGTGCCCATACTATCAATTCCACGTAATTGCCAATTTCTTGCAGACTGAGACCATTGCCAGTCCAGTTAGAACGACTGCGGGTGGCCACTGTGTTGAGACGATCCAGGGTCAGCAGGCTGGTTTTGAACGGCACTTTGTTTTCTTTGAATGCTCTAGACCATTGCAGACTGTGTGTTTTTAACGTGCCCTTGGATACTCTATAGGTTTCAAAGTCTGGCATCGGTGCCATGATGCGATTGGCACCAGTGCTACCGATGTTTATAATCGTTCCACACTTGTCGTGCTTGGCCCAGGCCGTGGCAACAGCGTGTAGTACCCGGGTCTGGCCAAAATTGGCCCAGGGTTCATGGAAAGGGCCATCGAACGCATTGTTGATGAACACATCATATTCAAGGCTGGCCTCAGCGATTTTGTCGTAGTCCTTCGTGATATCGTATCCATTGCTGCGACTGAAGCTATCTCCAGAAAATCTCTGGCAAAGTGCCAGTCCAAGTCCGCGATTTCCTCCGGTGATCATGTATTTTTTCATCTGATTTCCTTTGCAGGTAGAGTCATTGATCCCAAACCTTGCGAAATTTTTCTCCGCAGGTCATGGCACATTCAAACAGTCTTTCCGGACCGGTCCAGGACTGTATCAAATCCGACCACATGGGATTGTCAAAAATTTGTTGTAAATCGTGATTGTGTATATTTAGTGAATCCAGCCCATAGCTTTCTAGAAATTCTCTAACCTGATTGCCCGTGGAGGTCATGTGCCGTGCATTGGCACCGGGCAACACGTCTTCGTGGAATCTTGCATCATAGAGATTGTGCGTGAAAAAATTGCAAGGAAGAACCAATCCTTCGGCCGTGATCACTACCTTGCGACCCAGGAGAGCATCGCAGCTGATGGGAGTGGTTTTGAAATATTGATCCAGATCTCCCTGGGGATTGTGCTTGAGATTGGGCAATTTTTGCACGCTGCTGTTGTTCCAGAAAGGATTGTCGGGAGGTTCCAACCAGAACACCGGTTTTTTGTTGCGGCGATTATGCACGGGCCAAGAATCCAGAGCCTGCTCGGTGCCATGATGGAAAAATCTCCCAGTTTTCCTGGCACGGAATCTATGGAATCGTAGATTTTCGGCGATCTCACGGGCCTGCTCGACCTGATGCTCGTTGTGTTTGAACACTATGTAGTTCCACTGGGCACGGCCGCCAGCGTCGATAAAAGCTCGGGCATTGCGTATGACCTTGTCGTAGGACACATTGCGTCGGTACCATTGCAGGGTATCTTCAAGGCCATCAATACCAAAATCTATCTGCCCGTGGGGTCCTAAGATATGTGCGATCTGTATCCAATACTCCGGCTCATGCACACCGCCATTGGTATGGAAATACAGCCACAGCGAGGGATTTTTGCTGCGGAAGTCCTTGAGCACATCCAGGAATTCCGGATGCATGATGGGATCGCCGTAGCTGCCACAGAAAAATATCTGACGCAGATCTTGGCACAGCGATTGAGGGAACACACGATCTATCACTTCGCGAGGCAGATGCATCAAGGGCATGTGAGGATTGATATCCCCTCCGTTGATGTTTCGAGGACACTGCGGGCAAGCAGCATTGCAGTAAGAGGTGACCTCTATCTGGTACTCATCCACGGTATGATAGGCGAATCTGTCAGGAGACATCGATATCAGTGTTGTAGCTGGTAAAACCATTTTCTTTGATCACCCGCAGGATGTTTTCAACACGTCCTGCCAGTTCGTCTCGGTGTGATACCAACCAGATCGATTTCTGGCGTTCACGGCTCATCTTCTTCAGCAGGGCCAGGCTGTTTTCCACACCTTGTGTGTCCATGCCGGAATCCACTAATTCGTCGATGAACAGCACATTGATGGGATGATACAGACTTTCCCATACATCGCGGAAGGCCCAACTCATACTCAAGATCAATCGATTGCGTTCACCGCGGCTGAGATTGTCAAAATCAAGATCTCGTCCCAGTTCCGTGATTTCCACAGTTAAGTCGTTTTGGAATATGACCTGATGCGGCAGGCCGATGCGATCCAAATAGTGTGTGAGCCGATTATTGAGATAGCTGAGATTCTGTTCAATGATTTTCTTGCGGATAAACGAATCTTTGTTGGTCAGCAACTTCAGCAAAAAGTCCTGATGTTCCTGCAGCCTGGTGAGTTCGTTTAACTCATCGTAACTCACAGTCTGCAGAGCTTGACCTTGCATGTCAGTGATCTGTTCACCGTAGGTGTCAGTTTCGGCGGACCTGTGTTCGAGATCCCGGCGTAGGCCATCCACACTGTTCTTGTGGCCTAGGGCCTGTTCTAAATCGTCATAGAACACTGTAGGTGCTGTGCCTAGTTCGCCGAGATCATCTAATTCGTTCACATGCTCTGTCCGCTGTGTGTCGTTGGTAAGATATTGCAACGCGATCTCTTGCAAGGCAGCCTGTTTGTTTTTTCGTATCTCGTCCTGCTTGGCATCGTGTATGTTCTGGCCACAAGCATAGCACTGATGATCATCCAAGGCTGCTAGTTCTCTTTTGATCTTGTCTTGTTCCTTGGCAATCTTGGCCTGCTCGGCATCGATCTGCCGGATGTATCGATTATGCTCGTCGATGGTTTTCTTGCGAGCATGATAGGCATCAAGATCTCGATGTGCCTGTATCTCTGCGTCAATGTCGATGTGCTCCAGAGCCGCGATGGCCTGCCGCAATTTGTCGCAGTCATCTCGCTGTTTAGCCAGCCACAGAGTCTGACGTTTTTTTAGACTTTCGATCTGTTCTTCTATGCGACGATTGGCTTCTTGTACCGCACGTATCCGCATCTCTTCTGCGGTGATGCTTTCTTTGGTCACGCGATTGAGTTCTTTGATACGTTCCGCACGCTCGCTCAACAAGGTAATGCCCAGCAACTGTTCGATGATGATCCGTTGATCCGTGGCCTTGAGACTCAAGAATGGTTCGGTGTAGGTGTTCAAGGCCAGCACATGACGGAACATGTCGTGTGTCATGCCCAAGACTGACTCTATGGCTTCCTGCGTTTCTCTAGAATCACCTTGGCTGTCGTCTTCGGCCGACTGTTCTTCGTTGTTGACATAAAACTTTAGCACATTGGGCTTGCGACCTCTCTCCACGCGATAGTCTCGTCCGTTAACAGTGAAATCTAAACCGACCAACATGTTTTTGCCGTTGGTTTTATTGACCAGATTGTCTCGTCGGATGTTGGTCAGGGCCTGGCCATAGAGAGCATAACTGAGAGCATTGATGATGGTGGTCTTGCCTGTGCCATTGCGACTGCCATCACCGCCCAGATCCAAGTTTTCACCCAGGACCAAGGTGAGGTCTCTGCGATCAAAGTTTATGGCCTGCGTGGCATTGCCCACGCTCATGAAATTCTTTACCGTGAGGTCTCGTATCTGTATCATAGGTTGGGTGCGATTTTTATATATTCTAACACATCTTTTGTGTTTTTAAAATAGTCATGCTGACAAAAAGGCATTTCTTTCCGATAGATCCGTTCTAAATTGCCGTTGATGTAGCTTTCTTGGAACAGACTCAGTAATGGAATGTCGCAATCGTTTTGATTGACTATGTTTTGGATGATCTGATCACAGTGATCTTTGTCGTTGAAGTATTTTATTTTTGATAGGAATTCTCCGTGGAGTACCGGAATCCAGTCGCCAAAATGGAAGGTCATCTTTGACCAATCTTGTATATCATCTAGCACAGCATACAAGCTGGGAAGGTCATAGATTTGTTTTAATTTGATCTTGAAATCATCCTGCAAGGGAAAATCTAGCAGATGATTTAGTCTGATCCACATGCCGTTTTTGCAAGGATCAGCGAACCCAAATTTAAAAAACTCTCTCAACACATATCTAGGTATGTCTCTATCATTTCTGTCTAGAAATGGATAGGCATGATATATCTCTTCTAAAACCGTACTATAAAATTCGGTGTTGAGTTTTTTGACTGTGTCGATGTGCAATTGGTTGTTGTCAAGATTTTGATCGGCCGCACGCAACCAACAAAGACTGTTGACCAGCAGTAGATCATCTTGATCAAACACGATGCGGATAGCACGATCGTAGGCTCTGAGCTGCTCGGAGTATTTCTCGCTCCAGTGTCGGCATTTGACAGGGCGTGCCCGATAGGTTTCCGGCCAGCGATGGCTAGTGCCCGTGTCGCTGAAAGGAGAAAACCCGCAATTAACATGACCAAATCCTCGATTCAATAGATATTCCAAGAAATGACCATGCGTACCAGGCACAAAGTCCAATGGTATCAGATTCGAGATTTTAATGAAATCTGCCATGTGAGCCTGTTGGTATCATAAAAGAATTTGGTCACCACGAATCCGTTGAGCCTGAAGTTTTGCCAGGAATAAAATCTATCATCCAGCCTGAAATCATCCACAGTCAACAGACTGCCACGAAGAAAAATCTTTGTTGGATGGTAGTTTGAGATCAGGTCTGAAAGAAAATCACTTATCTGCGGCACAGTTTTATATCTAAGCAAGGGCGATCGGTCCATCAGCAATGCTGGTCGTGTACATTGAATCTTGGGCCAAACAATTTTTCCGTCTGTGCGATCATCTATCAGCCGATCAAATTTCTCTTTGTCAAGTGTGAATTGGTGTGCAGTCTTTATCGTTTCAACCATGATGATTTGTTTGTCAAAAAGATCTTTGTAATGCCAGCCGCAACAGTCTATGGCCATGATTGGATCGTCCACGGCGGAAATATCAATGAGTTCTTCAATCGTGTCTTTTTGAACCGGATATAGCTGCCGGTAAAAGTCTATACGATTGGTATCAGTGACTGCGGTCTGTCTCACGTTCGCAATAAATCCAAGTTAACGGTTGTACAAAATTAAAGTATCGTCCCAGATCGTCGTCAAAGGTACCCGAAGTCTTCATGACAAGACCTTTTCCCAGCAAAAAATCACGTAGCACATTCACAAGCTGTTGTCCTCGCCCAATGCCGTTATCATGATACTCCGTGATTGTGTCGTTTCCGAGTATGCAATATCTATTGATTCCTATGTAAACGAAATCAATTTTATCATCGATCCAATCGTCCAACTGTTGGAATATTTCACTGATCCATGCCGGATCGGTAAGCAATACCAGGGCAAAATTGCTATCCTGATCTTGTGTGATGAATTGATCAAAACCTCGATGATTTCCATTTAATCGCACCGGATGACCATTGACGAGTCGTAATATCGTCTGATCTTGATCACATAGCTCATCCACCAATTGTATACGTCGCCAATTCACCGTGGATGATATCCTTGTTTTACTTTGGGCGGCTTTTTGTCTTTGCATGCATTGTGTTTTTTAAACAGCAGGTTTTCGACGGCCTGCAATTCTTTTTCGTTTCTCCAGGAAAGATCAAACTTTGGCATGAAAAATTCTCGTACGAAATCAAACTGTATCAAAGGAATGGGCTGTACCAAGCCCAGATCGAGATCTTTGTATCGACTGTGGAATCTCCAATCATGCATGCCTTTCCAGGGCTGGTGCCAGATCCATTTGTCAGGGTCGATTTGTACTTCGCTGAGATATTCGCTGTTTGAGGTCAGCAGAAAACCATGCGGCTTGTTTTCTAAAAATCTATCGGCATATTCGATCCAGATCTGCGATCTTAGCTCGTGCTGCCGAGATGATATCGTGTGATGATATGTCTGCACCCAGTCAACCGTCGAAGAGCTCGAAAGCCACCAATTCTCATTTTTAAGTCCTATGACGTTGTCTGAATATATCGGATCATCCTGGATTTTCTGTTGCCATTGCTGCAAAACGTCAGGAGGATGACACAGCACGAGATCAAGCCTGTTTGGCATGGCCCATTGTACAAAAACAACATCTGCTGGGTCGGAATTATGTTTGAGACAGTTCACGATGTACTCGTTGCCGGCACCATAACGACACAGGTCGATCACAGTGGTACCTTTGGTCATCAACTGCAGTAATTTCGGCCACTTAAAGTAGTCTGGGTACCAGGCCGGACAGGCCACGCTGTCACCATAGCCGTCGGCTATCGTCAATATATTCATGACATCAGGAATCTGGTCATGGCATCAGTGTCAGGGAAAAAATCTGCATAATCATTGTGCGGAATTTCCTTACCAAATTCCAACCATATGAAATAGTAAATCACGGCCTGAGTCCATAGATCTTTGATGTGACTGAGATCACGGTTCTGACCGTTGTTGATAGATCGGATCACGTCCTGGGCCAGCAACACCGGAGATAGATATTTTTCATTGCTGGCAAACCATTGTTGCCAGATTTTTTCGCTGCCTCGCACAGTTATACCAAGACCATCAAACTCCTGGATCATGGAATCATATTCCAACAAATATTTCAAATGAAATGGCACGGACAAATGGTCAGGTCTCCATCGATGACGGAAATCGTGGTCTCGTAGATAAAGGAAATATTTTTCTCTCCGTGCCCAATCTGCAGCATCGGGCCAGAGATCGATATCCAGTGCTATCTCGCTGTCCAGATCCGATTGCATGGCCTTGATGATGTGTGTCTGGGCCACTATGGGCCAGGTCTTGTCATCGTAACAGATTTTTATCAATTTTGCCTGTGGAAAGAAATGAAGGAAATCCACAGTTTCGTCCTCTATGCCATTGTCTATCAGCACACTGTGATCCAAACCGGGATCCACATTGATCGTAGAATACCTGTAAAGAGTTTTTTTGTCTAATTTGGGCAAAGACAGCGGCGTATCATGGCTACGACCGTCACCTAAAAATGAATAGTCACCCTGGGGTCTTTGGAAATTGTCGCCAAAAAAAGAAATCACTGCATTGATAAAATGACCAAAGCCACCACTGGGGTACCAGACACAGTAGATCATAAGGCCTGGTAGATCTGCAGCAGCAATTTTGGATCGTAGAATTCTGATTCGATCTTGACGATCTGATCAGTGACTATCTGGTCCACGCTTTCGAATTTCACATCCCCGGGTGCCATGTCTTCTTCCAGAGCCGTGCGTTTGTTTGGCATCAAGGCCATTTCTCTCAGACCATGCTTGGTGATGAACGTTTCTTTGATGTAGTTGGCTTCTTCGTAGGAAATTTCAATGTCCAGCTGCACTCGCACATGCATGTTGGGTCGTAGTATCCGATCAGCGTTGTCGATCACGTAACTGAGATCCCAGACATTGTACAGAGGTTGTTCGGGCCAGGCCACAAACACGGGTTCCTGCCCCCATTCCAAGATCATGGCACCTCGCTGATCATCGCCTGCGTCGGCAAAGTTATGTGGAAAAGCATTGCCGATATAGGTTATGTTGCGTTTGTGTTGCCTGAGATGGAAATGCCCAGAAAACACACGATCATAATGACCAAAGTGCTCCACGGCGATTTCGCCATGATCGGGCATCTCTACCATGGCATTCATCTTGAAGTGTGGCAACTCAAAATGACCAAACATGTATCGGGCCGACATCTTGGAGATCTTTTTATGGTCGTCGCCCACCAACCAAGGAGCTATGATCACATCACCGTCCTGGAACCAATCATTGCAGATGATGATGTTGGGTATGTGACGAGCCCATTCAGTTGAGTAGATGTCTCGCCGATCGCGATAATAAAGATCATGATTGCCCGGGATGAAATAGAATCGATCAAATGCTGCACTGAGTTTTTCCAAAGCACGCAGGCTGTACTGCAAGGTCTGCATGTTGATGCTGGCCCGATGATGGCTCCAGTCTCCCAGGAACATGCCGGTCTCGCAGCCCTGTTCTTGGGCAGTGGCGATGAACCAATCCACGAATTTTTCGCAGTCTTGGTTGTGTAAAAGACTGTTTGACTTCAAGCCAAAGTGGATGTCGGTGAATACCGCGGTCTTGCGGAATAAGTTGGTCATTGGATCAGTATACTAGTCTTCTGAAGAGATAGCAACCACCGAAGTAGTGGCCGTGGTACCGGCTTGTGAATACTGCCGGGTCCAGGATGGATTCAAACCATTCATCTCCAGTATGTCATCTCTGATGTTTTGATTTTTCTTTTCGATGTTGAGTACTCTTGTAAACGAATTGGTTATGGCCGCTGTGTAGTAGGCAAAAGGATTGCTGGACTTTGATTCGTCAAACTGCAGGCCAATCTGGCTTAATTGCAACAGTGCTTGACCACGCATTTCTTCGTTGTAGGTATAGCCTCGCCAGTTGGATCTTGTGGCATACCGCTCGCACAGTTTCATGAACATCATGGCCAATTTGCGGGTCATGGTGCCGTGATCTCGGCTGTAGGAACCGGTATCTACATCACCTTGCCAATGGCTTCGGCCCACCAGATAAGGCACGCGATGGTCGGTGACACGATAATGGAAAAACGGTGGAAAATTCACACGCACATGCACCGGATCCAGGATGGGTTCATCCACGAGATCCGCTAGCGGATCCTCGGGCGGCAGTTCCTCAAAACCCAGGATGTCTTCGATGCTTTTCTTTTTCTTGGCAGCGGTCTTGGGCACTTTTTTGGCGGCCATGGGTATGTGTTCCCAGGTCATGATGCGGAACACCAGATCTGTGCAAAGTATCTTTTTTTCGTTGACTTCGGTGCCGGTTTCTTTGGTGAGCCGGGCCGCACGATTCCTGCGGGCTTCGGCTATGGTCCTTTGGTTGATTTTGCTCACTGAGGGCAAGATAATGTCGTACTGATGATCCGCTACAGGGTCTCGAAAACTGCAGTAGGTGTTCTTGCTGAGGTGTATTTCTTTTAAAAGATCTCGGTTGTTGAGATAGTTGACTTTGGGGGGAGGCTTCAACGGCAGTGTAGTTGACAACATGATTCTCCTAGAATGTATTTATTGTAGCACAAACGCCACGGTTGTCAACCTCGATATGATAAACTTAGCCGTTTTTATAGCCCATAAATATCACATAGGATGCTGACCCCCCATGCCCCAGATCAATATCAATGGTGAACTACGAGAAGTAAGCCAAGCAGAATACGATGCCTTGACCACCAACGGCCAGGCCAGCACGCCAGCTGACGGCTCCTACGAGCAGTACGCCGCTGCCCGGGCCAAGGAACAGGCCGTGAACAAACTGGCCGATGCTGATGCCAACTTTGAAACCGGCACCAATGTCAGTCCAGAATTCCGCCAAGAACTCACCAACATCCGCACCGGTGCTGATGCTGCTGCCGGTGGAAACAAAGATGCCTATGCCGCTCGTTATGCCCAAGAACAGCAGGATCTCTACACCAATGCACCCACCAGCCAACAAGCACTGAGAGAAGAACTTTCTGCACCTCCTCCCACCACTGCTCCGGGCACTGTGGGCGTGGGCGTGCCGCAACAGCAGGGCACAGACGGCCAGACCATTGGCACATTGAACACTACCATACCGGGTCTTGGTCAACCAGCAGGACCCATAGTCAGCGAGCCCGTGAAAGGACTCACGGCAGGCGGCCTAACTTCGGGTACTCCGGTCGCTGGCGTTGAATCCGCACCTTCATATCCTACAGAAGATCCACAGATACCTCCACCATCAACTGAGGGTGCGGGTACCTTCCAACGACCACCACCGCCACCCGATGCTGCTTTCCGTGCGGAACAGGCCCAGCAAGAAAATCGTTGGATCCAGGCCGCAGCTACCAACCCCGAAAGCATCAATGACCGAGGATCAGTAGTGGTCGACCTCGGTGACGGCCGCAGAGAAACCATCAATAGAGACGGCAGTTATGAGATTTCCGGTGCTGACGGAACATTCCGCTATGATGCCGCTGGCCAAGAAACATCTTACACTACGCCCACCATCGACGGGTTCTCTGTGACCACTACCACCGACGGCGTACAGCTCACTAATTATACCAATGGACCGCTGACCACTTCCACCATAACCAAGGATGGTGAACCCATCAGCACCACGGTAAGTTATGATACAGGACCCGCCAGGTTAACGACGATCGAAACTGTGGGTGGCCAACCTGTGGGCATAATTGATGTCGCTCAAGGCGGCGGCGTAACAGAAAGATTGGTGGTTGATGCCAATGGCGAGGTCGTCAGTGAAGAACAAAGTATACAAACAAGCAAACAGGTTGCATCAGAAGCCGAACAAAAAGCCATCGCCGAAAACCAGAAACTACGCGAAGATCTCATTGCAGCTAAAGAACAGACTTCCGCAGGCATACCTCTCAGCGACACACAGATTGCTGCCTTGGAAGAACAGTCCCAGGTCACTGCAGCCGCTGATGCTGCTCTGGTAGAGGCCGAGCAGGCCGTGGCCGAAACAGATCCCACGGTGCTGGCTGCGGGTGAAGATCCCCAGGTTGACACTTTCGTAGATCCTGTGGCGGATCCTGTGCCCAGCCTGGACACCGTGGAAGTCATACCCGAAAATGTCAATCCTGCAGCAGATCCCGAAGTGGCAGTGTCAGAAGCAGCACAGACGCCCGAAGCAGTGCCTGCAGCTGAAATAGAGACCGAAGCAGTCACTGAACTCACTGAAGAACAAACGGCTGCCGATCCTGAAGTCACAGAGCCTGCCATAGAAGAAGTTCCTGCAGCTGAAATAGATACTGGTCCAGCACCACTCACCGACGAAGAGGTCGCTGAATATCAAGCCCAGACAGCCACCCAGGTCAACGAGACCGGTGCCAATTTCCAGGAACCCTTTGTCAGTGATGAAGCTGCCGCGGCCGAGGCAGCCTTCTTCCAGGAAAATCCCGAAGCAGTGCGTGCGGTGATTGACGCTCCTCCACCACCTGAGATTGAATCCGAAACAGAAGAACTGGATCTCACACTGGAAGAACTTGAGGAACGAGTGGCCGAAACTGAAGCCGACACCGAACTCACTGCGGAAGAAGAAGCAGCCGATCCTGAGATCACACCACAGGATGATTTTGTGTTATCCGCTGCAGACATCGACGGTGGTGATGACCTGGACCAAGATCCTGGGCCCGGCTATGGTGATGTGGATGAACCCTTGGATCCAGACATACTGGATAGAGCCAACGAAGTAGAAGTTGATCCCTATGAGGATGTGCTCGGTCGTGACCTCACCGAAGAAGAGATACAGGCCGAAGACAATCCTGTGGATTATGATCTCGAAGAAGACATTGATCCCTACAATGCCATAGCAGACAGAGATCTCACCGAAGAAGAGATACAGGCCGAAGACAATCCCATTGACTACAGCAACGAAGTAGAAGTAGATCCCTATGAGGATGTGTTGGGTCGAGATCTCACCGAAG